TCAAGAATCAGGGCGTGTCACAGGCGGAGAGAGAAATTACCCTTAACAAGCTATTCGACGGTGCTGGTCCGCCTAAGAAAGGCTCCTCCGTGGCTCTGGACGAGTGCACCGAGGACACAGTAACTGATCGTATCATTAACATCTTAAATGGAGCGATCACAGACGGAGTGGATTGGGACGCGGAAGGAGCCTCGACATAATGTATAAGTTCGGTCGCAGATCCCTTAAGTCCCTATACACTTGTGATAATCGACTTGTGACTATTGCTAACAAGGCGATTCAGCATGTGGACTTTACTGTTCTGCAGGGATTTAGACCTCAGGAAGAGCAAGACGCGGCCTTTGCTAACGGGGCGAGCTCTGTTCGCTGGCCTAATGGTAAGCATAATATCTTCCCCAGCTTGGCTTTTGATGTGGCTCCTTATCCTATTGACTGGGAGGATATCCGAGGATTTAACATCTTGGCTGGTAAGATATTCGCTGCGGCGGAGGAGATACACGTTACACTTCGTTGGGGCGGGTTCTGGGAAGATCCGTTTGATCCAGGTCACTTCGAGATTGTGGAGGACGCTAAGTGAACTTCAACGAAGAGACAGCTGGTCCTGTGTTAGATGCCCTAGGGCTTGGGAATGTAAGAGAGCTTTATGAGTATCTAGCTACTTGCCACGCTGACACGGCGTTCTTCGCTAAGGCCTTCTTCCCTGAGGTCTTCCACAGGCCGTGGAGTAAGCTGCATTTGGGGCTCTGTAATATACTAGACGATGACAGTCTCCAGAAGGTTGCTATTGCCGCTCCACGAGGCTTCGGAAAGACGAGCCTCTTTAACTTAGCGTTTCCAGCTAAGCGCATTCTATTTCAGGATAGCAGGCACATTATTCCTGTTAGCGCTACAGCAGACGCAGCGGTGGAGCAGGCTGATGATCTTAAGGATGAGTTGGTGACTAATCCTCTCATCCGCACGCTCTTTGGAGATCTCAAGGCGCAGGAGCGCAAGGATCCCTTCGGCCAGAAAGAGTGGGTTACTAGCAATGGTGTTAAGGTCCGGCCGCGCGGGGCTCAGCAGCAGATTCGTGGGCGTAAGTATCGCTCTCAGCGCCCTGACCTTTTTATTGTGGATGACTTGGAAGATGACGAGGCAGTAGAGAGCTCTGACCAGCGGAAGAAGCTGGCCAAGTGGTTCTTCTCTGCGCTAGTGAACTCAGTGGATCGCGGCTCGCATAACTGGCGCATCATTGTCATAGGGACCATCCTGCACGAAGATAGCTTGCTGAACAACTTGCTGCAGGATCCCAGCTGGTATTCGGTGCGCTTTGAGCTCTGCGATGACGCTTACAAGAGCAACTGGCCTGAGTATATGTCGGATGAACAGGTTGCCGCCCTGGCCAATGAGTATCGGCAGTCTGGTCTCCTCCGCCTCTTCTACATGGAGCACAGGAACATTCCTATCGCTCTTGAGGACCAGGGCTTCAAAGAGGAATACTTCCAGCCGTATAAGGAGAGCCCGGACTTCTGGGCTGAGTATCGGCCGGCGGAGCTTGAGACCGTTGTTCTCAGTGACCCTGCTAAGACGATGGAGGAGGGAAGCTGCAACACTGCGCTGGCCGTTATAACTGTAAATAGGCGCACGGAAGAGCTCTACATTCGAGACATTGTCTCAGATAAGTTCGACCCTCATTCACACATCAATGAGATGTTCGACTTGGCTGAGCGTTACAACGCTATGGTCCTGGCTCCGGAAGTCACAGGGCTTAACGAATACCTCATGTGGCCCATTCGGAATGAGATGATTCGGCGCAAGAGCCACTACCACATCGTCGAGGTTAAGCCTCGAGAAGCTAAGAGAGGGCCTAGGCGCTCCGGTGGCCTCATCCCGCTTTATCGTAATAAGAAGATCTATCATAACGAGGCTGTCTGCGGGAAGCTAGAGAAGTGTCTAATGCAGTGGCCTCGGCCGGAGAGCTGGGATGAGATCGACGCTGTTAGCAGCATTATCTTCGCTCTTGAGGATGGCAAGCGGTTCTTAGGCCCTATCGATGATGCCGAGACACCTGAAGATATCGAGAAAGAGTACGAAGAGATCGAGTACGATGAGGATGAACTAGAGCCCTTGTTGGGCACATTCATTTGAGATCCGCAATATTCTTGCGTATCTACGGGGAAACGCTATGCCTCAGATATTAATGCCTAGAGCTCATGACAGCGGTGGGATTCCTCACAACCCAGGCGCTGGGAAGCTCAAGACTATTACCAGGCGATTTCGCTACCGGTATCCGAGAGGGATAAAGATGCGCCCTGGTGATGAAGCACATGAGCTTATAAAGCGGGAGGTCCTGGCCCGCGCTCAGCTGGCTCGGACCGAGATGGAAAAGCGCTATCCGCAGCCTGCAGGAAACTGATCCAAACAAGCCTATATCAATCGTGGTGCCAGTTACGCAGGCTGTGCTAGACACCATGCTCTCTTATCTCGTTCAAGCCTTCTTGGACGAACCTATATTGAAGTATGAAGGTGTAGGCCCGGAAGATAAACTGGGTGCGAGCGTCCTCGAACACGTAATCATGACTAACTCGAGAAAGGCTAAGCTTGGTCTGGGCCTACACACTCTTTTCCGTGATGGCTTAGTCTACGGTGTCGCGTCAGCTCAACCTCGCTGGACACGCGAGACAGCTTGGCGGCGCGTCGCTAGGCCTGAGGGATTCTTCTCGCAGCTATCTGGCTTCTTCAAGACTGATTCCGAGCGGGATCGACAGGAGGTAACTAAGTTTGAAGGTAACGTCCTTCACAACATTGATCCTTATAGTATGTTTCCTGATACCAGCGTGTCACCTCATGATATTCAGCGTGGTGAGTTCTTCGGTTTTCTACGGCGCGAGAATGTTATGGAGGTCCTTAGCCGGGAACGCCTAGACGATAACTACTTCAACGGGAAGTATGTTCAGGTGCTTGACCACGCTCGGTCACATCTTGGAGATGAGAAGAGCCACCGCGATAAGTACGATGTGCGGCAGGACGGCTACGACTCGGAGCGCCATAGAGCTGATACTATCTACATGGCTATCAACATCATTCCGAGCCAGTGGAAGATTGGCAATAAGGACTATCCTGAGTGGTGGCTTTTCGCCGTCACAGGTGACTCAGTCGTTACGAGTGCGCAGCCGCTCGACTTCGATCATGGTATGCTGCCTGCGGTGACCTTCGCTCCGACTTACGACGGTTACTCCGCCAGCCCTATCAGCACCGTCGAGAGCATCTACGGTATGCAGCATGCTGTTAACTTCCTCTACAACAGCCATATAGCTAATGTGAGGAAGAGTCTGAACAACATGTTTGTAGTTGACCCTGAGCTAATCAACATCAATGACCTTAAGAATCCGGAGCCTGGTAAGCACATTCGGATGCGCAAGCGAGCGTGGGGTAAAGGTGTGACGGACGGCATCCTCCAGCTCCGTATCGATGATATAACTCGTGGTCACATGGCTGATGCTCAGGTCCTCCAGCAGCTCATCCAGAATCTCTCTGGCGCTACCGATGGCTTGCAAGGTGTCCAGCGGCGTGGTAGCGAGCGGGTCAGTGCCACTGAGTTTCGGGACACACGCTTGGCGGCTCTCAACAGAATTGAGCGGATCGCTCGGCTAGCTGGCATCATGACCTTTTCTGACATTGGTACTCAGTACGCATCTAACACGCAGCAGTTTATGACTGAGGAGGCGTGGATCTCCCTCAAGGGTAGGCATGAGGAAGAGCTCCGTAATATCTTGGGCGTCGATGCCGACGTTGATAAGGTATTCGCTTCGCCCGAGGATCTCCTAGTCGACTACGACGTGTTAGTTAACGATGGATCTCTGCCTAACAGCGGCGACCCACAGGTCTGGGCGCAGATGTTTACGCAGGTATCCTCTAACGAAGCCCTCCTCCAGGAGCTCGATCCAGTGCGGATCTTCAAGCATTGGGCGCGTCTCGCAGGTGCTACAAATGTAGAGCAGTTCAACAGACGCCCTGTTAATGCTCAGGTTGTCTCCGATGAGGAGGCGGAACGGGAACGAGAGCGAGGCAATCTTGTTCCGCTTAGAGAAGGAGGTCCAGGTGGGGACGTTGAAAACATCGGAGCAATTGCTGGCTGATGTGGAGGAGGAACTTCTGGCGGCGCAGCTTGAGGGCTCGAGCGATGCTGACCAGGATGTTCCTATTCACTCCAGCCCGCGCGATCTTCGGGACATAGAGAAGTCTAC